TGATTCAGAGTTGTCGATACCGGGACTCCCAAACTCTAGGTCTGGTCCTCCTCGTACGAATACCTGAATAGGTACAGTGCCTGAGCCACTTGGAGATGACAGTTCCGTTTGAACTCGAACGGAAATGACGCCATTATCCTCGTCAGCATAGTGCTCGTATGTAGGTGTGAGAATGTTAGTCCACTCGGAATCGTGCTTCGGATAAATCATTGACCATGGAGCAGACTGACTGTAGGGAATGCAAATCTCAAATTCTCTGTCGTCACCAAGTGTGGACATGTCCACAATGTAGGTTTGAACTACCGCAGTGGTGTCTGCAGTATTGGCAAGATTTGAAGTCGTCGTGCCGGTCGGATCATACGAAATGATCAATCTACCCTTGTGGTATGGCGTGGCAACAAACCTGAACTTGACGATAATAGACCCTCTCCAATATCGGAAGAGTTTAGAAACCATACACATGGGAACCATGTGAATCTTGTTCCAAGGTATCAACGAGACAGGGTTAATGCCCATGTTCTCCAGTGCGAAAATCTTAGGTGTCACTTTACCACAGAATAGCAAAGTGTCTGTAACCTGACTTGGGTTCCACGAGAATTGAGTGGCATAAGACTCTCGGGTGACAATATGAGAAATGTTCATGTGGTCCTCTCGAGGAAGACCCAGAGACGACCCATCCGCACCCAAACCATTTTTGGGGTCAAGTACTAAACGAGCTGTGGGATACGAAGTACCTACGGTTGCCAGATCAGGGAAAGGATTAGGCTGAACTTTAGTTGCCCCCTCCAGGTCAACCTTGTTGGAAAAACCAAAGAGTGAAGAAACCTTAGCAACAGCCGTAGCTCCTATCTCTGCTGCTGTCGCAAACTTCCCAATGACCGGCATGGTCTTGAGTTCGCGTGATGCAGCTGCCACGGCGCTTGCCGGAGCAGATATGGGTCCCTTAAATTCATCGTGTCCTGACTGCTGGAACAAACCAACTGTCGGTCCAGTGAGTTCAACGTCCTCCATCCATGCGTAAACTTGGATGGAACAATCAATGTTAGCACTAGTAGTCGCAGACTGAAGTGCGTTGACCACATCGATACTAAGTGCCCCCATTGCTCTAGTGGCGGCAGATTCATTGAGTTCGAGCCAGTCACGTGGGTAAAAGAACGGCAGGGTAAGAACACCGCCCTTGGAACTGCTGGGGTCTATCCATATGGAGGGCCTCTGGGATCTTGTAACCGCTGAATGAGCGTTAGTGCTAGGGGTAGTTCTGTCTCTGTTTAAGCCACAAAGTGGCCAGTACGAGACTAGAGCAGACCCATAAACAAATGGCGTAGCGTTAACCAATATCTTAACCTTCAAGTTGCCTCGAATAAAAGAATAATTGGCTAATTTTTTAGCCATATACGCATTGTTCAGGAAAAGATTCCATGGCCGTATATCAATAAGATTGCCCACATTGTTAGCAGGAGTCCAAAGAGTATAAGAAATTTGGACGGGCCGAGTGAGAAAATTCCCAAGCGCGACCCTATCCATAGCAGAAGACACCGAAGGATTAGCTGAAAAGCCATCATGGTTATCTGCCGCTTCGGACTGGAATTGAGTTGTTTCGGCGATCTCACGCTCGACAGGCTCTGAGCCTGACTGAAATTGAAAGGATTTGTTAGACCGGTTATTTAAACGTGTGTGGTGTGGGCCTACTACCACACACGGTTGTGAGCGGATAGAGTCAGAACTAAACTCTGTGCTAAAAAACACATTGGAGGGACGCTCCAGTTCTGATGACACAAGATCCATTCTCCCACCTTGTTGCTCAAGGGGTGGGCAGTAACTATCTTGTGTCTGGACATTTTGGTTTGCAAGCGTGTTAGGCTGCTCTACGTTATCCAGTACGCAGACATTAATTTTGTATCGACCAGGTTCCAAACTAGCACGAAAGAAATCGCGATCTTTGCTCTTCTCGACGTAAGCCTGCAGCAGTGTTTCATAGGAGGGAAAAGTACCTTCCTTAGCATAGGGTAAGTACCCTGCGCTTATAACAGCCTGCTGTAAGTCATTACGGATTTGCAAAAACACTTCTTCTCCATGCAAGAAAGACTCACGGACACAACTAGCGACACTGTCGATAATCTGTTCATGGTAAGGAACGGATGTTGACGGTATTGCAACCATGACCATCTTGGAAAAGGATCGACGTTTTAGAGGGGCTAATGTATGCTCAAGACGCTCGTCGTACCTGAATGTTCGTTGAAGGAATTCACACTCGGTAAGGCACTTAAACGAATAAGCAGTAGCAGTCTTGTCCGCTGGTGTGTAAGTTACGCCCATATCTCGCAAAGCACTTTGTATGCTTGCAAAATTGAAGAACGTTGCTTGCTCAGAGACACCCATGAGATTGTCATCGCCATAAAACATAGCTCGTACATGCTCAATGAAGGTCTCATCACCAGTTTTCAAGTCATTAAAGACGTACACCATGATGATGTAGTTAGCCAAACAATTGAATAAAACAGTTGCTGCATTCCCAGAAGAGTTGATGCCATGCACTCTAAGGAAGTCTCCAAAGAAATTAATGAAACAGTACGTGTTGTCAAAAACACACGCTCGAATTTGTGTCAATTCCTTCTCTGTGTACTTCCCACTAGCCTTAGCTATGTTGACAATCACTCTAAGAACGGCCTGCATCAGGTCTCCCTTGAGTATGGTGTCAAACTTGGCATAGTCCCCGTCAATAAAGTTGGGCATTTCTGACAGCCATTTAGCCATTTGGTTCCACTCTCCACTGGTTGCGTCCATACCGGGTGCCGACATAAAAGCTTCGTGGTTGTTGTAGAACAATCTGAGAAAGGATAACAACAACTTACGCATTGCGACAGTTGCTGCCATAGGTGCCACTTGAAACATTCTGGTGCTCCCGCTAGCTATTTTGTCAAGCTTGCGGGGTTCATCCTTGAGTGCAGCTGTAATGACAACGCCTGCGAGTTCACTCTCAGCCCAAGTAACTAATAAAGTGTCAACTTGACTAGAAATGATGGGATCAAGAGTTAAAGGACCATTGAAGTCCGGTTCATCGCAGTATAAAAATGCTTTCTTCGGACCTTTATATGGAAAACCACAGGATGTTGATATGTTCAGCCTGTCCATGTGTGCGACACCATGGATACCATTGATGGCTACATCCAAAGACACCACGCCCAATTCACTTTGCCATCCTGCATGGAGCTTACTAATGATATTAGCAGACACTTCGTCTGCAGTTCTTATAAGTTTACTCCACTTGAAGCCAGTGTGTGGACTAAGAATGTCCTTCAAGGCGTTGTGTTTTGGCAGCCATCCCTTCATCATCGGAGGACCATAAGGGCAATCCCAACCTAAAGCTTCCAGTGGCTTCCTCAAAGGTGAGTCAACCAACTTTGACTTAGGTTCTGCTCGCTCACCGAGAAAAGTGCCAATGGGTTCGGCACTCCCTTGTTCGATAAAGCGCAAGGGACTTTTCTCATGAATGGTGTTAACAAGTGTGGGTGACTCAGGCGGCAACATGACGCTTGATGAACCCAACAAGTGACCTTGGAAGTGAGTGAGGGCTTCAGTTACTTCTTCTGAACACAAAGGTGCATAGAAGACTCTGTTGCCAGCTCCCATTGAATGTATTCCAAGTGCTATGGGACCAATCGTCGACATGGAAATAGCTAACCCTCCACAATCTCCGTACGCGGTGGGCGTGGTTGTTGTTCCAGCCCATCCGTTAAGGTGAGTTCTAGTCTTGTCAACTAAAACTTTATCCCAACGCACATCTGTGAAGTTAGACACATTCCCCACGAAGTTACCATTCTCTTTTTTGATACGATAGCAAAACCCAGTGTGGGAGCCACGTAGAGAACGGTTGGGTAAAATACCGACTATCTTCTTCCTAGGGGTCACGGTAGGCAAGTAGATGTAGCACAAATCAGACTCTTTCTTGAACCAGAGATTGTCTCTACGGATTGTGAGACCAAGAATGTCTTGTGAAACTCCAAGTCCGCCGCCAAATTCGACATTAACGACGACTTCATCACGTTCTTCCCAGTTCTCGAGGTTGTTGAAAAAGTGAGCCGTTGTAACCCAAAGATTTCCTCCAAGATTAATCATATTGCTGTGTGCCATCTGCCCCGCATCAGGCGTGGATATCTTGCTGACATTGCGTGCTAATCGGTCGATGAGCCATTCCTGACTCTTTCCAACCCATGACGGTGTAACACGACCTACGTCAAATCCAGTAGTACGGTAATCTGACTTGTACCACACAACTTTCTGGTTGACTGGACTCTCTTTAATAGCATGTTCGAGCTGAGGCTTCATAGACTCACGAGAGTAGTGTTCTGAAGCTTTGTAGGCCAATATCAAAAGAGGACCAGCGACCAAAAGGCCTTTGTAAAGCATCTTCATCTTGGGAGAAGAAAGAAATTCACCAGGGCGCGTAACAAGGTGTTCGTAAATGTAAGCTCCACACTCTACAGTGGTTCCTACTACACCCAGGTAGGTGAGTATCCTTTTTCCAACAGCTAGGTTCCTGTGTGCTCGCATCTTCCAAAAAGACATGGTCTTAAAAAAACCATAATTAGTGATACTGGACCACGTGCCTTCTTGGACGAATTTGGAATAAGCATTCCAGAAATCTACTGATTCTGCTTCACTGGGTAGCGGCATACCATTTTCCCACACGTGACGTTTGTAAAAATACTCACGTCGAGCAACGTCTAGTGACTCATAACTAAACTGCATAGTTTTACGAACTCCAAAGCGTCTCAAACGTTGGGCCAACGACATAGTCGTTGATTCCATCCACTCTTCAAAGTACCTATCTCTAGGTGTCTGAGGTGGAGGTCTGAAACGAATACCTTCAAGTTCTGCTAAGCGATTTAAATCTGTGCCATTTTGTTGTTCCAGGTGTGCTTCAACGATAACCGCATCCTCAAAAGCAGCGCAACCGCACAGTTGAGATGGTAGAGAACAAGTCTCACACAATTCCATGTTGTACGTAAGCTCTCGAGATGATTTCAAGATCATGCATTCTCTTCTGTGAGCTATAATTCGGTCGGCTGAGTATCGCAAGAAACTAGCTACATTATCAAACTCGGCAATGAGTTGCCAGGAAAGACTCTGTTTGGTTCGAGGGCCTTGTAGGCCAGCAACCTCCACCGGAACAGCTCTGAGAATTCGGAAAGTCCAAAAGTCAGGAAACGCATCTGATTGAGTTTTCGAATAGTCCAACATGGATGATGTATCCATCTTATATTGATCTTTGACTTTGACATCGACGATCATATGAAAACGGCGCATAATAGCTGTTGGATTCTCGAAAAATGTGGGCGTGTTAAGATCTAGCACATTTGTTGTACCTACTACAAGCTTTGCCAAACAAGGGGTCTTGCCCTTATCTTCCAATGCAGCTTGCGTTGGCGTATATGGTGCAGAATTACACACGCCTAAGATCTCACGTGTCATGACATCCGGTTCCTTCACAGTCGTTGCATTATATGGCGCTATCTCGTCAAAAAGAATAGACCAATGCTTCGATGTAAAATTATTCCAATGATCCTCCGAAGAGTTTCTAGAGTATCTGAACTTAAGTGACGGGTCTAGACCTGTCAACTTAGCAAAGTATACATGGAACATGTCAACTAGTGAAGTTTTACCCACTGAAGTGCCACCATGGAACGCCACTGCAAACGGGGGTTCCCGTGTTGCTGAAGCAAGTGTCTTGGACAACATGTTGTTCTTCACAATCTGCACGCGCCCTAACATACTTATGACTTCTTTTTGTTGGAAGCCACTCGTAGTCCGGGCCAAAATATTCCCATCCGCAATGGACGAGTCAATATCGCGAGTTAGTTTATGAACATCCGTGCCATAACACTCCAAAATGGAGAGATTGTTACCCAGAGCAATAATGGCTTGTGCATCGAGCAACCACTTAATCGCACCGGCCTCATCCCCATAAATTGGGTAAACGTTCCCTGCTCGGAGGCAAGAAATTACGAGGCGGGTGACCATAATGGTGGAACGAATAACAAACTCGACAGGATTTTCTTCAGAAAAGTACCATTCTTGTGATTGGCATACTCTCCTAAGTCTATCGATTTGCTCCTTAGTGACATTCACACCTTCCTCCTGGGAAACCATAGTTGCTACAATCACTAACCACAATGACTTGAGCGTCTGAGCTACTGGAGTCTTCCAGAACTTACCGATATTATCGTATAAGTGCTCTGCCTTGTCAATACACCCATCAAGGGTGTCAAGAGTGGACTGTTGTGTCATAGGCACTTCGTCTTCAGGATTAAGGACGGGTGGATCACGAACATGGGGTGCCAAAATATCTACGATGTTTTGCATGCGTTGGGCTTCAAAAGTGGCTACTCTATTCTGAAAAGCTTGAATCTCTTCTGGATTAATAGCCATATAACCTCCAGCAACAAACGACGCTACCAAGCCTCCGTAGACGCTCAGCACTGTAGTACCTCGGACATGCGCAATAAAGCGCGACCAACACAGCACTTTGTCAAAGGTTGTTGTAGCTCGACGCCAATCATTAATAGCAAAAAAGACTGCTTCAATGTACCGGGCGGATGGGCTGGCAAGCAAACCCTCAACTTCAGATACCTTACGAAGAAAAGGTGGCAATAAATGTTCGTGACCAATTTGTTGTTTCATTTGCTCAGGGTCTACAACCTGAGACTTGCTTGACAGGACTCGCATCCTGCCAAGTTTTATGAGGTCTGATATTGCCATGACAGTATCGATCTCATCAACTCCCTCTCCGAGTTCTTTGGTTCGAACTCCTCTGCATATGAAATGCAAGGTGTTATAGAGAGAGATATTTTTTTTGTTTTTATTTTTTGGACTGAATGGACTTCGGAGAGACACTCCTTGAATCGACATAATAGGAAGGGGAACAACCCCATCCTCGACTCTGACTACACTACTAGACATACTATCTACAGACACAGAATAACATAAAGGAACATATAGAGCGGTTTTCACCTGTAAGCAACCCATATTGCCGACTAGTCCTTCCCCTATCTCGGTGGCTAGACCAACACCACACTAAACACTATCAACAAAGAATAGACATCAGCTGTATCAAACTGAGGGCAAAACACAATTAGCTTTCCTTACAATGCACTAGGTCACTATGCCTAGTGCCACCATACGGGACCTCAAAGTGTAAGCTTACTCAACCTGAGTAGCAAAATGTTTCTTCTCCCACTGGCCTACGTTTCGACGCCGTTAGCAAGCTAAAACGGTTAGTCTACAATCAGCAGAGTGGGGTATCGAATGAATGGAGGAGGGGGGTGGATTCGCATCTAAAACTCCGGAAACGCTCACGGAAAAGAAGACTTGAAGATTTGTGAAAGAAGGTGACGGACAATCACTCAGTTGGTTCCCTAACCTTACTAAGCAATAGTAGATACTAATTCAAGCAATGAACGTGCCATTCTTAGCATAATAGACAACAGATAAGCGAGGGGTTTTTGTGTTTTGTGAAAGAAGAGTGAAATGTGAACCTAATCCCAACATCCAGGGATACTAACACAGTGGATTTCCAGTTTTCTGGTATTGCACTGCCCGCGTTAGCGGCAACTCGTTGTAAGCAAACGTTATTCCAAGCAGAATACAAGCTTTCAGTCAGTAAGAAATAATGAACCTGACCTATAGAATGTAACTGGTTGGCGTATTGGTACGCAAAGTTGGTATTCTCGAAAAAACCAAATAAATTTGGCCTGCAAAAGCAGTAACACGACACTTGTGATGAACTCACAAGTGCC